ACATTCTCATTAGCAACAATAGCTTTTCTCACCGCAAGGTAAGTTCCAATGTAACTATATAGAGTAGTAAAAGTCATTAGCAACCACAAGAATTAATTGAATATGGAGAACAATCAGTAAAGAAATAGTTTATCTCTTCGTATAACTCTTGAGCCAAGGTATAGTCTTCACATTCAAAGGCTTGAACCATTTTATCGTACAAAAGTTTTGCCTCTTCGAAATTATTCATATCCATATTTCCAAGAGCCAATTTGGCAATTGAACAACGAATAACATTTGTACGAAGTGCATACTTTGTAACTACATTGGGTGTTCCGCTAATTGTGTAAGTAATAACGAACTTCCAAACTCCATCTTGCAATGCAAATGTGGGAACCACAGTAGATGGATCAGTAAAAAGATTGTAAGCCCTGTCGGTTGTAGTAAAAAAGGTTGTGCCCAAAAGAGCAGAAGAACCAATAGTTGTAATTGTACCCGGCAGAAATATATCTAACGCAATTGCTGTAACAGGTGGGTTGGTATAAGCAGCATTAGGTGCTCCCCAACCACCAAGATTACTTATCGCATTGTAGTTACCGGTATCGTCACTAATGATGATATTGTCATCATTGTTAATAATACCTATTTTGAGTTCGAGTGGCATATATCAAAGTTACGAAATTTTTTTAACGAATCAAACCACTTGGATCAGCGAGTCCCATATTGACCATTTTCGTCATCATTTGCTCAGTTATCAAACCTCTCTTCTGCATTTCTACAATGTAGCCTTTCTGTCTATTTGCATATTGCTGATCGTAGGCTTCATTTGCTCCTGCCAAAGCAGTTTCGTAAAGTTTAAAGAAGTCAACTATGGTCTTTTGAGCCATATCAAGTTGACCTGCCTCAACATACGATTGAACTTGTGGTATAATGCTTTCTTGAATCACCTTACCATATTGTCTCAAGGACAAACGCATAGACTGACCTCTTTCTCTTAACTCTTGACGATACAAATCGTTAGGTAATGTATATTCCAAATAGTTAGGAGTATTGGGTGCATCAAAACCACCAGTTGAAATATCCTGTTTCCAAACAAACTTGTTTTTCTTAGGATTGGTGATAATTTGATACATACCAGCAGTTTTACCATCCCACTTCCACTCGTAATCACGACCTGTCATTTGCTGAAACATTGTTGCCAAGTTAATCAAACCGCTATTCAACAAAGCAGCCTCTTTGTATTTCAAAGTTTCATTTTCATCAGCCTTATTGAATCTATTAACGGAAGTATATTTTCTATATGCGAAAGGATCAAACATTGCTTGAATGTAAGCACCTATTGTACCAGGGTCTGCATAAGTTACTTTATAACTCAAATCTTCTCCAAACGGACCTATCTGAGCCTCATAAAATTCATTTCTAGTACCCGGACTAAAAGATACGTTTCTATTGAGTTTTTGAACTACGTTAACAGAAACATTACCAAACCATTGAGTCCAATTTCCATTTTCTCTTTCAGGAAAAACTTCTTTGGGACTTTGAATCAATTCTGCATTTCCTTTTGAAACAAACGAAGTCAAAGAAGGAAAGAAAACAGCCATAGAAGTACTTAATGTACCCGAAACAAAATTGTTCCAAGCTTGCTTTCGTGTGTCAGGGTTTTTATAATCATTCAAAAGAGAACCAACACGAGCAACCCCTTGGAACATCGGAAGAGTTTCTATACCTGTAGATAAAGCCGTATTTACCAAAGTCATAAAACCATTCGCCTGATCATCCAACAACTGAACCATCAAATCATTTTGGTCTTTTCTTTTGTTGGTGTAAACACTTCCATACAAGTTCATTGCATAGCCCAAATAACCAAAGTTATTGGTGTTCAATATTTGATCGCCTTCTTTAGCAAAACCTCCTCTGCGAGAAATGAAATTATCTGTTCCGCTATAACTCAAAATGTCCAAACCGAATGTTTTACCTGCTGTATTGATTAAGTTTTTACCATTTTGAAGCATATACTCACGATGCAATGTAGCATTATACAAACCACTACGCAATTGTGCAGGACGTAACGCATCTTCTTTTTCTGGCTCCTCTTTAATCATTATCGCTCCTGATTTAACAGCAGAAATAGCAAATGAGTATATGGCGAAACTAGTTACCATTTGAGCAGCATCATAGGTTGCCTGTCTTTTGGCTGAAAACAAATCAATTTTTGCTAACTCATAATCTCTTTTAGCCTTAGCAGAATTTAATTTGTTACCAATTGGATAATCTTTTTTAAATTTTCTCCATTTTAATTGGTAAGCTCCTTCTGAATAGACATACTTAGGTGCTGCCAATATAGGCATTGTTTTAACGAAAGCACTTCCCAAAAAGTTTACAGGAACTTTTGTAAATGGCATCAATGTCCAAAGTGCAATATCACCTACCTGCATAGCATTCTTTTTGAGGCCCAACAATGTAAATTGCCTTTTAACTTCTGCTCCAAATCCTTGACCAGGAGTTGCTAATCGATTGGCAACATATGCCTGACGAACATTCTTACGAATTTTACCTCTGCTTTTAGAAATAAACGAAGAGAAGATATTGTCACCCAACAATGTACGCCTCAAACCTTCTTGCTCAAATTTGGCATAAAGTTCAGAATCAGCCATAACTAAAGTACTCAAAGCACGAAGAGCATTGGCATCCAAATTACCATTTGCATCTTTCAACATTGAATCAAACACACCATCTTGGAAACGAGTACCTTCGATGTTTTGAAAGTAGTCAATCATAGACCGCTGAGCAGCCATATAACCAAACATTATATCACCTCCGTATGACATCGCTCTTCCTGTTATTTCTGAGCCCAATGGACCAAGACTTAAACTCCAAGCCATACTGCGAGCAAGTGTGTAACTCTTTCCGTCACGCATTTCTAGTGTGCCGTCTTTGAGTTTTATCAATGTCATATCCAAAGCATCTGTTTGTTCTTCAAGCGTCATTTCAGACAACGACTTCCCTGTAGATTTTCTTGCCCAAACTTCCATAAATTTCCAAATCCATTGAGGATCTTTAAAGAAGTTTACTTGACCTAAGTTGTCGTAATATCTTTCAATTTGTGCTTTGTTTATAACACCAAATTTTGCATTTGTTGCAACATCAAACTTAGAGCGAGCCTTACTCAATTCTCTAGCCATACGCCAATTGTTGACACTCAAAGTTGTGCCCTTGATGCCGTATCCAATGTAATCTCTTAGTTTTTGAACTGATTTACTAACAAAATTTGTACTAAGAAGATTATTTTCTATGTTGGCAACAAAACTCAAAACTGCCGTACTCAAACCCAACAAACCTCTACTACCACCCGAAGTAATTCTTTCGTTGTAGAAACCAGGCTTTCTAGCATCGATAAATTGAGCAAGACGAATTGTACTTAGACCAACTTGCTTCTCAGATTCGAAGTAAGCATTGAATGCATCATCTGACCAATCATCCTCTAAATCAGTTAACAACTTTTTATTTCGCTGCTGATTTGTTTTATAGTCGTTGACAAGATTGGTAAGGATTTCTTTTTGTTTTGGAGTTAAAATGATGCTCTCCAAATCCATTTGCTTTTCGATTACCATCTGAGTCCCAACCTCATTGAAAAATCTTGCCATTTGCAAAATTCTACCTGCTTGGCTAAACAACTCAGACGAAACTTGGAAAGCGTAATTTATACCCTCTTGAGTATACAAAGAATCTGTCAAAGCACCCGAAGCCATTACCTGAGTCCAATCTGCATTTTTATTCTTTGCGAAATCTTTAACAGCAGTAATCATTTGAATAGCAATTTGCTCAAAACCATTTTGCTTCAGGTAATCTAGGAATACGTCCATAGTAATTGCACTATCGACTACACCTAAACCAACCTCACGCAGCAAATTTGCTATATCACCTGCATTCTGTTCAACTTTTAAATTCTTGGCATCTGCTTCTAACTCGTTTAAGAAATCTGTTGGATAATTTTCTTGCTCTAAAGCACTTTTTACTGTCTGACGATATTCCGCACCGAACAAATCAATCATTTCTCCGGTTGTCATAAAGTCCATATCTCTGACAGCAGTAAATATTTCCAATGGGGTGAACCCTTGAGAAATTAAGTCATCATAGATTGCCTCTACATTACCTATGTTATTATTGATTTCTAATTTAATTTGATCTTGGCGGCCTTCAAATAAAGTACCGACATCATTCATTGTTTTTGTTGCTACAATTGCTTGTGCTTGTTTAAATGATGATTGGTATCTATCGAAATCATAAGCACCAAGAGCCTCTTTTATTCTCTTTGGAGTATAACCTTTTTGAATTAAAACTTGAAACGCTCCTGTTGGTGTTCCAAAAGTTTGAGCCAATGCTGCATCAAACTCTGGTTTAATCTGAGTGAAATCAAGTTGCGATTTACTTGTGGCTTCTCCTATAAATTTATCAAACAAAGGATTAATATTCTTATCAAGCCAAGAACCAGGACCTGTTTTTGTCAAATCAATATAAGGATCAATAAAAAGAAGATTTTGCTCATCATCAAGATAGATATTCGCTGAACTATCGGCATTTTCAGGAAGACGCATAGGATCATTCATAATTATTTCATCCATAGCACCAGAATGAAGGTCATCAACAAAAATTCCTTCTTCTTCGTTAACACCAATTAAGTAAGTACCTCGTTTGTCAAACTTAGCAGTCAAACCCTTTGCTTTAAGTGTTTCTACAACATCATTAAACACGGCTTCAGACTCTTCAACAAAATCATCAATTGCCTCTCTTCTCTCATCATTCATTACTCCTATAGGACCATACTTAGGACTTTCCAAAACTCTATCTGTAATAATTTGAACTCTTTCTTGAAGACGCTCTAATAATACAACCTCATCTAATTTAAATGCAGGCTGTTTTAAAATGATTCGAAGAGTAGGATCTCCTTTGACTTTGGTAAAACCAACAATTTCATACGCAGTCTCAGGGAACAAAATGTTGTGAGCCATAGTTTTTCGGATGAGACCCAAATAACTATGTGCATAAGTAGGCTGAGCTGCCTTGTACACATACTTAGAACCCTCAGAAATAAAAATTATTGACTCCATAGTTCTATCTTTTGCTAATTGCCTTTCTGGTGGGAAAAGATTCATATAATTAGCAATGTAAACTTTGTTGTCTCTTGCCCACTTTTCTATCAAAGGAGCATCTAACTTTTTGTTTCTGTCGTTCGGATCTTTTACCGTTTCTTGAGGGTTTTTGCCATAGTCAACGGAAGGGACGGTGTATGGGTCAACACCGAGTCCTTGATAAATTCTGAATATTTCATTAACGGCCGCTTTTCCCAAACTTCCAATGCTTTGTTCGTTGGCTTGGATGGGGATTGTGTCTTCGGCAAGTTTTCCGAGGTTTTTGACATTTCTTGGGTTTCCTTTTTCATCTGTAAATATTTTTTGTGATTTACTTGTTGTTTGAACTTGTTCCTCTGGCAATTTGGTGATTACAACACCAACTTTACCAAAGTTATTATTTTTCTGAACGATAGCATTAGGCCCAAGTATATCTTGAACATAATCTACTAGTTCGTCTGAGTCAAATCCTTTTTGATATGTCAAGCCAGACTTTTTGTTGACGTAAAAACTATTTTTCTCTAAGCCGGGAGTGCCATTTTTAGTTTTCTTGACATCACCCTCCCAACCACGAGTACTTATAAATGCTTTTCCATTGTCATTCAACTTATCAAAAATATCAAATACAATAGCATCTCTAGTTGCTTTCTCAACAACATTCAATACATTCAAACTAACAATTGAATCGAACTTCTTATTGATATCAACGCTAGACCTATAAGTTGTTGGTTTTTTACTTTTCCATTTTTTATTGTTGCCTTCCAATGTTTCAATGTCTCTTCCGAGAATTTTGGACATAACATCAGATCCGAGACCCAAACCAGCACCATAGTCTAAAACATCTCCTTTTAGGTTTGCTGTTTTGATAAGGTCGGCAACCTTTTTGTAAGAACCAATTGTCGTTGCAACTTGTGTAGAACCACTTGTTTCTTCGAAATCAATTTGCGATCTGCTTGCGAAAAAAGTACCAAGTGGATTTTCATCGCCATCCAAGTAACTATTTACCTCAGGCGATAACTCCACAGGTTCTGCAATTTTGTTTTTCTTTTTCTTCTTTTGAGTTGGTTGCTTTTCTGTAGGAGTAGTTACTTCTTGGTCTTGACCTTCTTGGGTAACGCCTTGAGGTTCTGTTTGGGATTTTCCTTGCTCCACTTCTTGGCCAACTGTGGCTTCTGGCTGTACAGATACTTGACTTGCTGTTTGCTCTTGAACGGCATTTTGTATTGGTTGATTTAAAACTTCTGAGAATTCACCGCTACTTAAAGTATCGGCCAAGGCATTCATATAATTTATAAAACCTTCTTTGGTTTTGATTGATTGATATAACTGAACTTTACCGCCACTAATATAAGCAACTACATCAGAAATAACTTTGGCAATGTTTTCAATTGTAGTCAAACTCATTCTTTGACCATCTCTAGCCAAAAGAGAACTTGCTTCAGCCAAAAACTCTAAGGACCGCTCCGAACCAACATATTCTTTAACAAGAGCCTTGAGGTTGTCGGCCTCTGCACCCAATGCTTTGTTTGAAGCATTTTCTAAAGCAGTTACCATTTTATCAAACAACTCAGGATCGTTACCTAATGTTTTGAATATCAAAGCGTGAGAAACCTCGTGTTCTAGTGTATTGGAAAGAGCCTTATCTAAATTTATATGAACCTCCACGCCAAGAGAGCCATCTTTTCCTCGCAAGAAAGTAAAATTACCACGACTGTCTACATTGCCAGAAACTAAAGGCATTGCATTTTTATATTCCTCTTCGTTCATAAATATAATTTTTGAACCAGGAGCAATCGCATTTAGTAAATTTTGTAATTTTTTTGCTTGTTCAGAAATTATATCGCCATTCTGTTGACCACGCTCTACGGCTTTATTTAATTTCTCCTCAAAAGCCTGTTCATTGTCTACGGTAACACCACGATCTGTAATGCGGCTTTTTAAATTTACAAGTTCCTGAGGCCCTTTCAGTATCTCTTTTTGAATCTTCTCTTTGGCTTTGTCTATCGCATCTTGCAATTTGGCATTTGATGTCTCAACAGTAACAGATTCATTTGCCAAATCATTCATAAATTTCTTATTTGCAATTTGTTCTGCGAATTCAATATCCGACAAAACTATACTTGTTCCATCAGAAAATGTAACCTTGCTGAAAGGAACTTTTTCATTACTTGCCAAAGAACCTAAAGTCTTATCAATTTCTTTAATTCGAGCTTCTATCGATATCTTTATGTCAGAATTATCAACTTTTTCTAACAAAGCTTCTAATTTCTTTTTCTTAATAGACTGACTAACGAAAAACTTTTGACTATCCTTATCTAGAATGACTTCTTTTATCTGAGGGAATGTTTTTGCCACCTCAGAAAAAACAGATTTCATTTGAAGGAACTCAGTATCGCTAAGTACTCCATTACGGTACAAGTATTCTGGAACAATACTAATTCCATTTGGTCCTACAACTTGCAACATATCTGCTACAACCTGTGACATTCCTATGTCCTCCAAACGACTTAAAATTGCAGTCTTAGTCTTTTCTAATTGGGTCTCAGAATAGTTTTCTATTGCTGCCCCTGAACCACCTAAAACAATAGTTGCTGGTGCAACATCTATTGCTGTAGTAAATGCATTTTCAGAAGCATACTCTAAGAAAGTTTTAGGTTGTGCATCATCAGTTGTACTTATGTAGTTAACATATTGTTGCGTTGTTTCTTGCCCAGTTTCTGTTATTTCTTCAATTGTAGTACCTATGGCGGCCTTTTTAAAGAAACCACTTACTCCTGTGCCTTGTGTGATTTTAGTAAGGAAGCCTTTTGCAAACGGTATCATTTGCAAAGCATAAGTAGGATACAATAAAACTTGAGTTTTCAACGCAAGGGCTGCCGCTTCTTCGGCCGCTTCTATAGAACCAGTCTTTTCAAAAGTGGTTTTATAAATTTCACCAACTTGTCGAACTGAGTCTTGTGCCCAGCCTATTGCTCCACCAACCCAAGGATTACCTGTCAAGTAAGTAGCAGCCATTGCTGGTATAATATTAACTGATTGAGACACGATTTGTTGTACGACAGTCTTTAAACTATTCATACTCAAAAATCCATCTCGCTCCAATACCTTACTGAATTGATCCATTGGTACTGCACTCTGCTGTTGTAATGTATTTAAAACCACAAGCATATCTGTAAAAGGATTATTTTCATAACCAACAGCAGCACTTAAAGCATCAATACTTCTAGCAGCAACTCCTTCTAAGCCCGACTGAACTAAATCAGTAAGTCCCCATCCTAATTCATCACTATTTCTTTTAGCATCATTTTGAACCTCAGTATATGCTCGATCATACGCTCCTTTTAATTTACGATAGGCAGCAGTAGTCTTTTTGCCATTCTCTTCTTTAATGCCGTACTTTTTATTGATTTGCTCTACTTGTTTCTGAGCTTGGGTCTCTAATTTTAAGGCATAATTTTCAGCCTCTTTTTTGGAATTTGAGTAAATAGATGCCTCAGCATTATTCAACTCAGTAGTTCTTTGATTTACAAACTCAAGAAACTGATTATACAAATTGACATTTTGCTCTTCTGTAATGGCACCTCTAGCAACAATTGACTTGTACTCAGTATACCTAAATTCAATATCACTTTTTGCAGTTGTCTCTAGTTCAGCTATTTGAGAGCCTGTTCTAATTTTCAGTTCTTTTACATAAAGAGATTGATCCTGTTTTAGTTGTTTTGTAAGTTTATCTAAGTCACCAACAACCTGTCTGTTTACCTCCTCTAGTTCTGTTTTTATTTCAGGAGCAATTTTTTCTAATTTGCTTTCAACTTGAATTGTTATAAGATTTTGTTCTGCCTGTGCTTTTACTAATCTTGTAAGTCGAGGAGTTAAGACATCCACAATTTCTTCTTTAGACATATCGAATCTTTGTTCGAGTTTTTCTAAAAGTTTGGGATTCAAAAGACCTAGAGGGCTACTCAAAGACCTTTTTACTTGGTCATTGATAAAAACTTCGTCTATTGCAATATTACCACGATCGTTTACAAAATATAAACCATCATATAAAGTTTTACGATTTGGATTTAAATCCCCTCCTATGGCACCAGGCTGGTCAAATGTAAACTTGTTAATGTTACCGCCTATGTTTGTAAATAGTCTATTTGCCTCCTTTACTAAAAATCCATCTATTGAATTCTCTGCTTTTACCAAACCTACTTCTTGAGTAAGTTGCGTCTCTGATGAGCGTGTATCAATAATACCACCTCTGTCTTTGTAAAAAGCAATATATCCTTCTATGGCATCATCACTAGGAAGAGGTTTTGGAGCCTCTGGTTCTTTTGGAAGAAATGGACCTTGTTGAGTTCCGGGAATAAGTTTTGGAGCCTGAGAAGTTTTAGGTTTGATTCTTACTCCATTTTCATCTACGTTAAAACTTAACTTTGGTTGTTGCTGCTCTACTATTTTGAAAAGCGTATCAAAATCTTCTACAACATTATCCGTTGGTTTCAACTGACGATAAACATCAACAAACTGATTAATTTTGCTCTGTAGATTTGTTAGTGATGCATTTGGATCGTTAGAGACTCTACTTATCTCTCTGTACAACTCACCATACCTCTTAAAAATATTGCTACCTGTACCTCTGTCGTTCCACGCATAACTTCCTTTGCTGATTAAAATGTCACTTGGTTTCTTCTTAATCTGAGGCCCAGGCCCAGCCTCAAAAGATTTACCATAGCCTATGGCAGGTAAAACAGGAGGCATTAAGTTCAAAGGATCTTCTACAGCTCCAGCGTTTTGGTCACTACCCACTTCGGGTTGCTCCACCATTTCCTGAGTCTGTTGGGGAACTTGATCAGTCTGTCCACCCGAAGGAAATTGAAAAGAAGAATTTTCTTTTGTGAGGTTTTGGATGATCGGCTGGTCTTTTTTTTTTAAGTATTCCGAAGCAGCCTTGACACCAAATAAATTTTCAACAACACTATCTGCTTCTTCATTTTCTAACAAAAACTTCTGAAAATCATCTTTTGTTTTAAAATAAAAAGGGAAACTTTCTTGGTTAGAAAGTTGATTATATAACTCTTCGAAGTTTTCGGCCATTGTATTAGTTTAAATTGGTTTTTACAAAGTTATTCAATTCTGCTAAATCTTTTATCTTTCTACCACCCAAAGCTTTATTGAATTTTGATGCTTTTGTTTGGTAATTCAAAATTATAGGGCCCCAAGTACCGGCAGCCCATTTATCACCAGCAAATGTTTCTGGATTACTATAGTTGTCAATTGGTGCGTAAACATTACCTCCACTATATCCAAACTCTACGAATGGGTAGATACCTTCCGCTTTACCACTTTCAATTTCTTTCTTTGTAGCAGGAACTTTAATATCATCACCAGCAGAACCTTTTATTGTCACATAAGCCATCATACGAAGTCTATCAATTCTCGCTTGACCTTGAGAACCGGGCAAAGGTCTTCTATAACGATCTCTAAATTGTTCAGATGCAGGAATAGTTACATTGGTTGTACCCACATCACTTAAACCTAACGAAATATGCTCAACATTACCTCCTTTTGCGTTTTTAGTATCTATACCTTGATTGATGGTTTCAACGGCCAAACTGAAAGTCTGAGGAGATGCTTTTTGATCACCAGGCATTACAAATGTTGTTTGACCTGGTTTAGTCAACAATTTACCTTTCAATTCAGGATTAGCAAACTCTGCTAAATCATAAACTAATGCTTTTTCAATTTTATCTAAATCGGCAGGATTGTAAGTACCATCTTCTAATACGCCCAACTCAATATTCATTCTAGCGGCAGCCTGCTCATAAATCTCAGGATTAGCCTCTAAATGACTCTTAACTATTCTTTCGATAGAAATAGGCATTCCATTAGGATAAGCAGGTTTATTTTTTTCGTAAGCCGCCTTAGCATCTTCATCAAACAATGGCCTAACCAAAGTTCTCTGAAGTTCTTTTTGACCATATGCATTAGGAATAGAAACAACCTCTTCTCCAAAAATAGTAGGTTGTAAATTTTTAACTTTAACCTGCAAATCTCTCTGAAAAGGAATTGCACCTTTAGCAGTTAAGGTTGGAAGACCATCCTCACCTATGGCGAAGTAATCGTTGAACCTATTCTCATTTTGTGAGGCCCAAAGTTTAAGGTCATCAAGAGTTTTGGCTTTATTAAAATAGAAATTTTTAAAGTCATCTACAGGTGCAGTTGGACCATAAAATACTTTGTTTTGGTCCAATTTCTTCATCGATTCGTTAAACTTAAATAGATACTCAGAATTGTATGCAATTTGCCTCATTTTAGAATCAAGGTCCAAACGCAACTGAGCTATCTTATTTGAAGAATATGGATCGTCAGAACTTTTAACTTTAATGACTTGCTCCATAGTTTCTTTTAGAACCTTATCAACCTCTGGTAATACAAGTTTATGGAATTTGCCTTTTTGACGAAACCACTTACTTATCTCCTCTTCTTCTTCCGCTGCTTTTTGTTTACCAAACAGATCCGATTTGGCTTTTCTAGCAGCCTGTTGCCCAAGAGCCGAGCCCAAGCCTTGAGCCATTCTTTGTGTGGCATTGGTTTGCCCTTGTAAGGCTATTGCTCCTCCTATTGATGGTTCTGCCATGTTTATCCTCCGATTTTGGTATTAAATCTACGCATACTCAATGGTGTTCTGTATTGTGCAGACAAAGATCGTGGTGGGTTCATTTGCATATATCTTTTTGTTAGTGCATCTGTATCAGCAAATACCCCATCACCACCACTAATAGCATCAGCGGCAGCATCAGCACCATCGGAACCATCGGTAGGATTTCCCTTACCACCATAAATATTTTGATACATCGCAGCCTGTCCAAAACCGCTAACAGCACCTAAGCCGCCCATTATTGCTTGTTGTTTTGCAAGACCGTAACCCTGTTCTTTTTGAAGACGAATATTAATATCCTGTGCAACATCTCTTTGTTGTAAACCTGACAACTGCTGATTTACATTCATCATTTGCTGCATACCACGTTCACGAGCCATTTGATCCTGAGCCCCTAACTGAAGACCCAATTGATTAGTATTGAATGCACCTATACGACCTAAGGCACTACCCAACTGACCACCACCTAAATCAGTAGCAGCACGGAACTGCCCTGCCATTTGATTGGCTGCTGTTCCTTTAGCAAGAGCTTCTGCTTGAGGAGACAACCCTTGCTGATATTGTCTAGTAGCCATACCTAAATTTTGTTGCAGAGGCCCTGCGGCATCCATATAACGAGGCATTCTTTGTTTGGCAAGTGCTTTTAACGCTTTGTCAGATTTGATACCACGATATATGTTGTAGCCCAATTCTAAGCCTGCTGATATTGCTGGTATTACTAATGGTCCCATATTATACAAATATAATTATTTATTATTGGTTATACAAACGAGGCATTACTCTAAACTTGACGATGAAGTTGATAAGCCTTTGGTTGTTGTTTATGCCTTCAAGGTGTATTTTTACTTTTAACCACTTACCCCATAGTCTAGTGGTATTTTCTACTGGAGTCCCAGACGGAGCAGTTAAAATATCATTTTTTATAGGGCTGTAAAAATATCCTTCACGAGCATCAAATTCGGTCTCATCCAAATAAGACTGATGATTTTTTGTATAGAAATCAGCAAAAGATGGAGAAATTTCTGAGTTCACTTGAATGGCTTCGAAATTCTTAGAGATGTTAGGTTCGATATTCATTACCCCTGTTATGGTTGGGATATACGTTGCTCCATAATAAGTCTGAGACCCATTCTCATCGTGCAAAAACAAAGTGTTCTTAGCATTGGAATTGGGGCTCCAAAACGTATTTTGGTAAGGCAAATAAATGTCAGGCCAATATGAATGAGTACTTACAAATCCATTTTTCAATTCATCGTAAACCAAAGTCAAACAAGTATGTGCAAAAGCATCTGTGCCGGGTTCTATTTTTGCCCAGTTTGTTTGCCAACTCGCTCCTGTTTCTGGTTTAGTAGAAGCTCCAGAAGTATGGGTAAGTTTGGCTTTGTAAACATACGGCAACCCTGAAGCGTGCAGATAAGTACTAGCCGGTGTTATGAATACATAAGTACCTGCTGTATAACTTGTTGAAGTCACCCAAGCAGCAATATTTGGATTTATAGCTTTGAACGTAAATATTGCTTCGCCATACTTATCATTCCACACACCGTGAATACCCGATCCGCTCAAAGGATACTTTTTGTCTAAAAGCCAATTGGTGTTTTTCTGCAACAATGTAATCACACCTTTCTCGCTGATAGGTCGAACCCCATCCATACCAAATCGCATAATTTTCTTTAAGCGATTGTTGTACCAATAGAACGATTCTTTTCCTCCTTCTGTTTGACCTTTTAACTGACTCCATTTGTACTCACTACCAATAGATGTTAACTCTACTCCGGGTGCTCCTAAAATAGAACCACTTCCAATTACAACGTCCGTTCCTTCTTGAGCACCGATGAGAGAAGCATCTCTAAAGTATTGTCGTTGAAATGAGAATGGTTGTAAAGTATAAAATGAATTATTTATTATTTCTTGATGGACAATAGGCCCATAGGTCAAATCCAATTGTGCGAATTCAGTTGGTCCAAAACCTAATCGATAAGCATCTCTATTTGAACCAGTTGCTTTTTTTGCCGACCATATAACTTTTGTTGGTGATTCCCCTGTATAACCTGTATTCAAATAAAATCCTTGTTCAAGCAAACTACCATCTTTATAATTGTAGCCTGTATTATAAAATCGCTGAGGAATTGCTGTCTGCATTACAAAATTAGCAAGAGGAATCCATATAGAATCGTCTCCAGCAATTAATGTACTGTAAAAGCCAAATGGCTGTATAATGTAAGGACCTGAAGTTGTAGAACGATTGAGATAAAATGGCCAACGATATCCGATAGTGTTATCAAAATCTTCTTCAATACTTTGCATTTGAGTATTAACAACATTTTGACTATAACAACCAATCATTTTAGCACCTGTGGCTGCTTGCGTTCTTGTAAAAGGCAAATGTGTTTTCTGATTAAAAACATCACCGCCAAAAACTTCTATATTACTCAATACGCCTGTTTGTGTAGGAGTTGTATAATAAAAATGCCCTGTGCTTTGGTATACAGTATTTTCTTTATTCGCAGGGTATTTTTTATTTGCTCCCAAATCAATAAAGATCTGTCCATAATAAACACCATTGTTTTCGTTGTTCTGCAAACCCGCACTAAAATAACTACTTGATGATTGACGCAAAGTAGCATCCAATGAAAAAACATCATTTTGTAAATTATTTTGATTTCGTGCTGTCAAACCTGCGGTAGGAAGCAGTTGAGTTTGGTTGGTATCTAATAAAGCATAATCTTCTATTGTTGGTTTTCCTGCACTTGGTAGAGTAATGTACTCTCTTGCAGCAGAAGAAAAATAACCTGTCAAATCAAAATACTCTCCACTACCACTTGTGTTAGCGGCTATTAAACCATTGAACATTTTTGTTGGTCCTAATAATTTTATTTTATGAGTACCAATAGTAAAATCATAATTTCTATCTACAAAATAATGATCAGGTGAATGGTAATATAAAACATCCGAGCCATTTGTAGTTGTAATATTATGCAAACGAGATTCCAATCCTCTTGCTAAGTTCTCATTGGTACCACTCGCAAATAAATTTACTCTTGGTCCATCTGGAACTTCTCTTAGTGCAAATCTAGTAGTAGAAACAATTTCTACATAGTAATAAAATTCATCAGATAATCCCGTACCACCAATATTTTGCAAGTACTGCAATGGTTGGTTTGCGTAAAATCCGTGAGTAGTACCATTATCTATTGTGTCATTAGTAGCATTTACATCTACTGCATTGTATACATAATTACCAGAAGCTGCTGTAATAAAATCAACGACAAATGGTTTTCTAAAATTACCTCCGCTTACCGTATCCACATCTCCGCAGAAAAAATAACCAGTACTCAATACCTCAGGTATTCTCTCTGCTCGCACAAAACGAAAACCTTCAATTAAGTCTCTAATTGGAGTTCCGTTTATCAAAGTGTTCAAACTAATGTTATGGAATTTTATATGATAAATATAAACTTCATTGGTAAACTCATCAGTCAAATTACTTGTTATACTATTTGATGTTCTTCTATTTGGAGAAGTAACATTTGAACTTAAACTATCAAATCGAACATCATCTACCCAATAAGAACTACTCCATTTTCCTGTGCTTTTCCATTTCACTTGAACACCAAATCTATATGTATCATTGTACATATACGAAGTATAGTTTAGTGTGTTAGTTGGGTTTAGATACTCGTTTAAGTCGTAGTGTAGATTAATTGGAATATTAGAAGGTTGTGCTGTTTTAGGAATTCCTGCATCTTCATAAACGAATTCGTGTAGATTAGGTGCACCATTACTATTTGTTCCTACAATTGTTCCTAAGGCTGATAATGTGGTGTAATGTAAAGAATGCTCAATTGCTGAGGCCCAACTCTGCAAATCAAGATCAATTTGCTCTGTAAGGTTACTAAAAACCATACGATTGTCGAAAATTCGTATGTTTTCGGCTTTTAGAAATCTAGTGTAAATAGCAATTAATTCATTAACACCCAAAGGTATATTATCTTGTCCTGTTACATTATGCTTTACACTTAAAAAGCTGTCTGTGTCAGATAATGTATATCTCTGTACAATATTTGCTGTGAACCCTTCATTACCATATTCAATTACCGCTAATTCAAAAAATTTATAAATACCCGGAGTTATATTCTTTACAACCATATCTACAGATTTAGTTGTTATTACACCAGAATCATCACCGTGAATTAAAGAAGGAATTGTTGTATCTACAGAGTAAATATTTATTGGGTTGGTAGGATATAAAAACTCAGTACTAACTAAATCTTCTGTTAAAAATCGTCCTGTATATCTTTTATTACCGCTTGTTACTGCACCACCTGTATTATTGATTGCAATATTTTCAATATATGCCTTGGGAACTTTGAAAAAGAAAGAAGACTCATCATCAATGGTGTCAAGTTCATATCTACCACCTTGCCAATACATAAAGCCGTTTTGGGTTGTAACCAAAGAATAATTAAGGTACATCGCCCTTGGTCTTTCATTTCCATCTGTCCAATAGAAATTTATCTGATTCCCAACTCTTTCAACTTGAGCATCAACTTTTCTTTCTTTGAACAAACCTAAATTTCTACTTCTACAAAGAGTTTTATATTGATAACTTACTCCTTGATTAGTGCTATAAACAACGCCTATTTCAGAAACATTTGATTTGGTTCCTGTGCTTAACTCACTTGCCGACCAAACAAACAAATAATCTTCTAACTGATATGAACCAACAGGACGCAACGTAGTAGCAGTTGCAATATATTCTGTCTCCAAAACAATTTTACACAAAGGAACTTCTTCATTGTCGTTGGTAACCTGCAAAACATAATCTGTATCACTTGCGGTAGTCAATGTAAAGTATCCTGTATTGGTACCAGTAGAGGTATAATATGGCGAACCGCTAGGTACATAAGTAAAACTACCGCCACCAAAAGCAGTAAGGTGCAACAAACCAAATTCCGCTTGTAAACTAAAAGCAAAACCTGCTATTGTACTTGGGCTTAAATTTACTACTTCTGTTGATTTAGCACCCGAAGTTCTAGTCAAACTCAATGTTCCTGACATATTAGTTACTGCACCACTAGCTATGTAGGAAAAATCTATATAAATTCTGTAAACTTTACTAGAAGTTCCAACAGCAGGAAGTGTAGTACCAGCCGAGCCATTGACCGTGGTAATTAAATTCAAATTACCATTGGTACCCATAATACCCCCAAAGTTATTTCCAACGCTTTGGCGATGACGAATATCATTTGCGTCTACATAGTTACCATTACTGATGTAGCTTAATTCTCCGTCCTTATCTAAATTACCGCTAGGTGTTACTCGTACCTGTGCCATTATATATTTGCTAATTTTTGGGTTTGATATTCACGCTGATAATTCTGCATAATAGCAACTCCAAAGTCTTTAGCATATCTTCTGGTATACTTCCATCCGATGTAGGCAACAAGCATTCGCTCCCAATCATTGGGAATAATAAACACGCCATCTGCATCGGTATTTAATCCATAGTATTCTAATTGAACTTTGGTGTTATCATCAAGAGCCTTGTAAAATATTAAAACATCGCCCTGAATAGTGTAATCAATCTCAGGACAATAGTATTCATTTACTTGACCCCCACAAAAATACACTCTAACCAACTTAGTGAAGTCACTAGGCATTGTGGCTTTCTTATCGATGATCGTAAGCTCAGTAGTTTTCAAAATCAACTTATAGGTTGTTTTGTGAGACCGTATCGCTTGGTTAATCAATACCTCAAACCACAAAGCATTGTTTTCATAAGAAGTATTTAACTCTTCGCAAGCCGCTGCGATTATATCATCAATTTTCATTATCTAGGTATTTCGGTTTGAGTAGTTTGAGTAACTTCAACAGGACGCTGAGTTTTTCTAATCAGGTCATTTGTGACAAGGTCTACTATCTCCCTTTTCAGGTTGGCATCAACTGGATAATGATCAATGGTTTTATCAAAGTTAGGAATCAAAATAGGATTGTTGAACATCCCTCTAACCGTTACATATTGTAACTTGTTGGTGTTGTAAAACTGCAAGAGCATTCTATTCTGCTCCAAGTGTTTGTAGTCCCACATAATCTCTTTCTTTTTCGCAAAAAGAGAATGCCTAGTCAATGTGCTGTAACCTTTTCTGATTCTTGGAAAAGGCTTGAATCCATTAACGTGACCAACATATACAAAGCCATCATTATGACCATCAATAGAAATAACATTAGGACATTCAAAAGTTACAAAGCTGCAATCTTTCTCATAGTCTTCAAAACTGATATCCAATGTTTGAACCCAAGCATCATTGATGAACTTGCCCACCTTGATCATATACTGACCGATGAGAGTAGCCCTTGCATTATGAACTTTAGACTCAATGTATTCATCGTCCCAACGACTATCGTTGTACGTCATTCCGCTGTTTAAGTCGTTGCGGATTTCTTCTACTATTTCTGACAATAAAATCATTAGGGATTTTCAATTATATCTTGCTGAGCCATTTGACGAGTCATTGGGTCTTTTGTCTGAGTCCCAAAATTTAGCACGCACTCATCCATAAGACGATAAAGGAACTTACTAGAATAATAATCTTCCAATGTCGTAGTCGTATTCGCAACGTCAATGACGAGGGGTGATGTTCGAACATAATCTACACTTATTGTAACTAAATCAGTTGATGGAGAAATCTTAAATGACTTTGGGGTACTTGTTCCATCAGTCTGAGGTTCGAAACGAGGCGTAACGATGTTTGCCTTATGGAAGGGACTTCCCTTACGATCAGACTGCATTTGCTTTACGCTACGAACCAAAACTCTTTTGTATGTGCCGGTAGTCAAACCTGCGGTACCTAAATCAAAAGTATCGTTTTTTACTTTGGTTACGATGTATGAAGTTGCACCAAACTTAACTGTATCTCCCTTACGCAGGGTGTGATTGGCAGCGGTCAAAGTGGTTCCGCTAACAGCAGTAACAGTAAAGGACTGCTCGTAGTTTGCCGTCATATACATTATGTGCATATAGTTAGGCAGAAGAGTACTAATCTTTACTACCCCGGCAACAGGAGTAACGCTTTGAGCCTTAACCAAAAATGGCATCATCTCATCGGCATCAACTTCCAAAGACTCTTTACGCCAGTACTTATCTACCAAACGCTGCATAGTTTCCGCAATCAAAGCATTAGCCTTGGCGTTATCTAAATAAGCAGAATATGCTTTATCGATTTTTTGTTGTAAGTATGACCAAAATTGTGCACCTGTCATTATATCAAAGATACAAAATTTCAAAGAAAATAAAAAGTGGGGCTTTTGACCCCACTCTTTCATAAACAATAACAGGTAGTTTATTTTGCTCTTCCTGCGTTCTTTTTCTCAGAAGCAGTAATTGCTGGAATCAAATTCTCTAATTCCTTTGGGATTTCTAAATCACCAATGGTTTCAATTTGAGAGAGTTCGTCTTTTTCCAAACGATCAACTTCTGGCTTGATATAGTTTTCAAACAATTCTGAATCTGCAATAATTGCTGAAACTACAGCATCGATTGTTGTACCTAAGTTTCTACCACCAATTTTGTAAACAACACCTTCTTGCTTAACGATACCCAATTGTACGGCCTTGTTCGCATAGATAGTCGCAACTCTTTCTTCGCCACGGACTTTTCTAAATACAAATACGCTGTCTCTCTTGGCAATGGCAACGCCATTCAATGCCAAACCAATCAAATGAATGTATACCTCTTTTAGTGACATACCACGAGGATCTGAGCCCAAAGCAAATACCAAGTCTCTTCTTTCTTTGTCGGTCATAGAACTAACAATAGAAACACACTCCAACTTGGACAGCAATACTTCGTATTCTACCTTTACTCTTTCTTCTTTGATTTCAAATGTAAATTGCTCTGAAACCAAATTAAGATTAGAGTAACCCTCAGTAAAAACCAAAGGGTGGTTCTTCCAAAAATCAATAACACTCTTGTCTTGAAAGTCTTCATCATCAAAACTCAACGTAAGAGGATATCCAGACTCAAAAGAGTATTGGAAAATTCTTTCGTTTTCTTCGATATGAGAAACTACTTTTTTACCTGTGTGCAATAAGAATAATTCTTTATCATTCTTTTTGTCTCGATAAGAACCTACGATGGAAATGTTTCCACGAGTTCGTTGTGGGATTAATTGGGCTTTTATACGCATAATACTTTTTTACAAATATAAATTATTTTACTTCTAAAACAAAAAAGAAGGGCCGAGAAAATTCCCGACCCTCTTTTCAATGGGGGCTAGATTAGAATCTAGTTGACAACAAAGGTTGCAACAAGCTCAACAAGGTTGAGTTGTTACCAGTTGAGTTAACATAGATAATGTGTTTCTCACGGATAGCACCACCCTGAGCAGCCTTAGACTCAACTTCGTAATCGTAAGAGATTACGTTGTAAGTCTGACCGCTTACAGGAAGACCATTTCCGTCATCAACAGTTGGGAAAGTACCAGTTGCAAGCAAAGTAGCACCAATACCAACTGAAGGAGAACCAGCAGTAGTAACCACAGTAGCCAACAAAGGACCACCAGCGGCACTAAAGATAGGGAAACCAGCTTTAGCGGTGATGATCAAAGTAGTGGTACCAGAAGCAACAACACGAGTGTTCCAGTAAGGATGTGCGTTGATAGCAGCACGGAACGCATCACAAATAGTGGTAGCAGTTCCACCTGAAACAGGAGTAGTGTGGTAAAACACATTCTGCACTTCCTGAGGCAAGTTGTTGTTGAAAGTTTGACCTTTCTCAGCACTCAATACGACACGATAATCAGTAGAGTTTGCAGCAGTTGGTGTAATAGTAATTACACGCAAAACTTCAGCAGCACCTGCCTGATACATACCACCAGAAACACTAGCCAATACGAGAGGATAGCTTCTCAAATTCACAGGCACAACACCTGTTACGTTTGTATCAGCCAAATCGAAACGCATTACACCAGCAGAAGCGGCCACATCACCGGCAGCAGTAGCACTGGCGGCAGGACCTATTACGAATTGTTTAACAGCAATTGACATCTTAGTAAATAATTAATTAGATTGCAAATTCAATCAGACCCATTTTGTCTGCAACACAATACAAACCACAGTCAGAAAGAATGTGGAAGTCAACTCCGTCAACATCAGAAGTACCCAAAGATACAGACTGACCACCGCTCAAAGCAGCCTTAATGGTTGAAGGATCGCTAGACTCCAAACCAATCATACCAGGAACGTAGTTGGCAAGCAACTCATCTTGGTTGAAGTGGTATTTCTGAAGAGCAGCAATAGTTCCAGAACCATCAGCAGCAGGGATAGGAGTCAAGTCGATGAAGTAAATAGAGTTACTCATACGAGGCTTACCGTTAACGGCAGACAATTCACCACGGAACATCTCGTCATCCAACAAAGACCAACGAACGAATTCGATTTCCAAACCAGCGTAAGCATACTTCATTACGTTCAAACCAGTTACTGAAGTTCCACCCAAGGTGTTAGCAGTACCAGCGAACTTAATGTAGTCACCCAAGATAGTTTGCAAACGAGCCATAGCAGCAGATCCCATCAAAGCAACCAATTTACGTCCACCTTCAGCAGATACACGAACCATTTGCTCCAAGAAGTCGTTGAATACAGACTGAGTCAACTCAGAAGTCAAAGACATATAAGAACCACCGTTGTTGATGATTGACCAACGCAAACCACCAGTAGTGAAGTATTCACCATTAGGTCCAGTTTTGATAGCACGCTCAGAGAAAGCATATTTATACTCCAACTGTTTAGCGAAAGCCTTCAAAGTCAAATCGTCATAAGACCTCCACCAGAAATCGCCATTCCACTTCACGAATGAAGCGATACGATCTCTACGAGATTGGTGTGAACTTTCACGAGTTACCGCAGTCAAAGCAAAGTCGGTATCAGGTGTGTAGTTCAAAGTGGTTTTACCCATTGAGCTACGGTTAGCAGAAGCATCAAAGAAACGCTTAGCCTGAGTGTTAGCCACAAAGTGGGTACCAGCAGTCAAAGTTGCAGTTGTGTGAGGAGCAACAAAAATTTTGTTACCAGAAAAATCCACATCAGTAACCAACGCTTGAACCAAGTTACCATCAGCAACGATATCACCAATACGGAATTTGCTTGCATCTTGTACAGGTACAGACATCAAAGATGTACCAGTAACAATTGCACCGTTGGCAGTAATTTTAGAGTAAACACCCAAGTTTCCCAAAGAAGAGATTTCTACTTTTGCCTGTGGGCTAGAGATAGAACTCGCCAATTTAGAAGTCAACTGGGTCAAGACGTTATAGCCGAAGTCTTGGCTATAAACCATTGCCATTTTGTTAGGCAATGAAAGTCCTTTAAGCAATAAAGATTGACTTAATGGAAGGTTTGAAATAGTTGCCATTTATGTTATTTTTTTAGTGTCCCTTTTTGTTTAGCCAGGGAACATAGCTACAAAAGCCTCTTGTGCGGCCTCAAGTCCAGAACCAACAACTCTTCCTCCACCAGTCATATTTTTAGAAGGATTAGTAACCTCTTTGATTATCTGATCCCTTCCTTCATTTTTGGCTTTGGTGATGTTGGCCCTCATAAGATCCTTTCCATACTTTAGCCATAGGCCAATGGAATACATCTTTTCAACGTCAAACGAACCATCGGCTCTCTGAAGGGTAAACTCTTTGTCAATAAAGCTCTTCAAATCCTTGGACATTTCGTCTGTGATTTTCATGCCATACAACTCTTGACCTACCACTTGCTGAGAAAATGATTCTAATTCAGCATTGTATTTTTGAGCAACGGCTTGTTCTTGTTCAGCAAATTTATCATTAGAACTAGTCAACTGTTTCAGTTTATCTTGGTTCTTCTGATTGTACTGCTGCTTAAAAGATTCAGCCCATTGTTTCTTTTGGAAAATGGAAGCGTTATCGTATTCATAGATTGCTTGTTCGAGTTCTTCACCCTCCAAGCCCATAAATTCTTTGATTCCATTTTTTACAACCTGTTCTTCACTCCAAGTACTAATGTCATCAACTTTATAGTCGTTGACAAAGTCCTTTAGAGTTTTGCCAGATTTCTTATACTCCATCAACAACTTCAAGTCTTCATCCAAATCGGTTTGGGCTTGTGGTTGCTGAGGTTCGTTTTTATCTGTTGGCTTTGGATCAGCAGGAGCTGGTTCATCGCTTTCCCACCATTCTTTAGCAACTGCGGTTACGCTATCGGTAATCTGAGGATTAACCGGAGCAGCAACAACAGGCTCAGCAGGTGTGGGTTCTGCTGCTACAGGAGCAGGCGTAGGCTCTGCTGGTGTTGGCTCTACTGCTGTAGGAGCCACAGGGGGAGTCTGATTTCTCAATTGATCAGCAATATCCGATAAAAAGTTTTCACTCATATATTTTTCAAATTTAGTATAATATATACAAATTTACAAATATTTTCTATTGGCCCATCATTTGAGCCATCATTTCTTCTTCAGCAACTGCTCCGTCTTCAGCGGTCGGCTCTTGCGACATACCTGATTTCATCGCCTCTTTTGCTAATTGAGACTGAGCCCCAACTTCAGCACGATAGTTTGCACCTTCCTCTTTCATTCCAGCAACTTGCTGTTGTGCAGCCATTTGCTGTTCTTGTTGAGCCTGCTGCATCATTTGCATCATTGCCTGTTGCTGTTGGGCCTCACGCTTTTTCTTATTCATAGCATATTTGAGGTCAGCCAACAACTCAGTATAACTTCTCGCCTGTTCGATAGTAAGATAATCAAACATATCAATCTGTTGGTTCTGCATAGCCGCCTGTGCCAAAGACAACAAACGCTCACGAGATGCGTCATCGATAAAGTCTTTTACTTTGATGTAAACGCCAAGTTCTTCCATTTGGAAATCTTTGGTGATCTTCAACCATTGTTTTCCACGAGTACCAACTACAGGAATTTCATCTTCGGACTCAGAAATCAATGATACTTTATACTGATTCAAACTGAAGGCAAGATTCTTTTGGAAGAACTCAATAAAGCCTTGGTATAGGTAAGATGTACCCAAGTTAGATTGAGCAATTGTACCTGCCTGAGTTTTGGCTCCGACATAACCACTTTGTTGACCAAGAGCAACTTTTGGAATGTTCACAATCTCTTCCATCAAACGCTCTTCTTCTCTACGAAGATTTATCAATTGGTTTACGTTAGGATCGAGTGTCATATCGACTACTTCCACCATACGAGCATCTTGACCTGCCACAAAGTCTTCACCAGTAGCAGAGCCATCAGTAACGTGGATACCCAAGCGTTCAAAATCAGAGATAACATCTTTGGCAGTTGAAGTACCGAGTTTTTGTCGGTTGATGATATACACCTTGCCTTTAGCACGGTTCATCATTTTGGTTATTTCGTTTGTGATGTAATCGATGCGGTCCTGGTGTTGGTGCAAGCGAGCAACTACAGAACGATTTTCTCCCATTACCATATTCGGGATAAACACTTTCAATGGCAATTCTACATCTCCGGGATTGTCGTGTTTACGAACTTGGTTGGTAACCTCTTCCCAATCTACAACATATTTGTTTCCGATGAGAGTACCTTTGTAAACCGTCTTGGTCCAAAACTTACTCTTGCGTCCGTTTCTGATTTTAGAAATATGGGTGTTGCCAAATTTATCTTTTGACTCTTCGTAACCCAAATCTTTCATACCAATCCAATAGCCGGTTACACAGGCCAAAGTTGGAAGGTTGTTAAAGTTAAACGCCCAGTTCGTTGCATATGGATGTGTAGTCAAATCCAAAAGCTGATACAGGTTGTTCATTGTGATTTCTTTGATTTCTGTAATCTCCTCTGTAGTAAGCCATTGCTGATATCTTTCGATTACATCCGTAGTATTCAACCAATCTACTTTCCCAACAAATCGGGCATCAGAATTAAAGTCATCATCCTTCGCCATATCTACAATCAAGTTATGGGGGAGTATGACATCAAAGTATTGCTTTGCATTTTCAACTCTGTTTTCAATACCTACTCTACCTCCGAGTAAGGTATACAAAAATGCTTGCTTGAGTTTATTGCGATAGTCATTACGAAGAAGAATATCTTCTGCCATACGCATACCGATTACTTCGGTGTACTGCCTGTAGTCATACTCCATATAACGATACACATCTTCAGGACTTTCCATTTTTTCAGTATCGTTACCCAAAGGGGCGTATTCAACTCCGTAATCAGCCAATGTTTCAAAAATCTCTGGAGCGTCAAACATCAACAATGCTTTCTCCAAGATTTCAGTTTTCTTGTTCATTGCCGCTTTACTTTGAGCCTTTACAGATGGTTCGATATTCTCAATCATCTTGATGGCGTTACCAACCATAAAGTCAACCAAAGAGGTCACCTTTTGTCCATTAATCCATACTGTTGGAAGGTCGCAGTTGTTTTGGTCTTGAGTTGTGTAGTAGTAATCTTTGTTTGATTGTCTGCCAAGGTAGTATGTGTACATACGAACAATTTCATCAATAGGATTTTCCAAATCGACTGATTGACGAACTCTAGAAATACGATCATTTCTTTTGTTGAAATGACTCATTATGAACTGAAGATTCTCCTTGTACCAAATTTTAGTTTTCTCACTTTCTGACAAAAACTGCTTTGGTTGATTAGTTATAGTAAACGCCATTGATTACAAATTTATGCAAAAAGGTTATAAAAAAGAAATGCCCTTTTATCAAAAGAGCATAGTTAGGGCATTTTAGATAATAAGTTATCCGAGTACTACAATACATTTGCTTACGGAACCAGCAATAAACCATACCCCCCTTTCCCCCCTTTCCTAAAAAGCGTGTGCTTTTTTGAAAATTGGTTAAGAGTGGCTGGTTGATTCTGCAAGCGACTTGCTTTACTCACCAGACGGCTTGGAACAATACCCCCATTACAAATTCTACCGTGCTGCAATATTAAACCTCTTTTTTTGAATTATCAAATTGAAAAAGTCTAGGAGTGCAATTTTTTATGTAGAACTCGATAAATTCCGCTCCCTTGACAACCATAACTTTCTCAATTACAAGGCGAAAGATGTATTTGTCGTTGAAGTTATATTTTTTTTGAAGGATGTCTACAAATGGCTTTACGACATTGTCTGCATCTGAGGCGATGTTACTTACGCCTACAATCAGAGATAACTCCAAAGGCTCTTTGGATTGTTTGAAATCAAAAGGTGCTAATCTGAGTAGCATCTCTTTTTCGTAGGCTTGATAAGTTTTTGTTTTGAATCGTTTCCCTTGCCAACATTCATTGACGGAAAGTGGTTTAATTTCTACCCTGTCTGAAAATAGAAGGATAGAGTTCTTTAAGTGTTTTGGCATTTGCTTCTAGATCGTTAAATAACAATAAATCAACCGGCAAGCCATAAAATTCGGCTACCGCTATTGCAGTTTTGATGCTATTGATGGTGTAACTCCCATAAATAACTTTGTTTAGATTCAAGTCTGGTTGTATACCCATAGTTTCCTGAATCAGATTCGATGTCACTTTCTGCTTGTGTAAAGAAGCAAGGTAGTTTATATTCTTTTTGAATAAGTCATTTATCGCATTTTGTTTCTTTGCGATAAGTTTGTCATAATACTCACCTCTGATGTTACCGATGAGTTCTGTCTGAACTACAATGTTTAAACCTCTTTTGCGAATCTCAATGATTTTTCTTTCGAGGTCATCAAAAGTCATTATTCAGAAATTTTAGTTTCGAATTCTCGAAGGTAGGCTTGATTTTCATCGATACATCGTTTTACTTCCTTCATCACTAAAATTAACTTCTGATGATCGACTAAACTTTTTCCATTGAGAATGTTGTATACATCGTATTTCTGTATACCAAACTTAGAAACTCTGTCTACGATACGAGCCATATCGCCACGCTTTAGTTTGCCTTTTAAATCAAGCACCCGGTCTTTTAATTCGTTATTCATAATTTCTTACAATTTTACGAAAAAACATTGAAATTACAAAATATTCTACTATATTCGCATCACATAATAGAAAAAATATGGGTTTAAACAAAGGACTAGGTGCTCGTGAGTACCTGACAATTAGAGAAGGCAAAGTTGCCAAGTATTTAGGTGAGAAGAAGTACGAATTGTATGATTCAATTGAAGGTTACATTGTTGGTATGAGTACTCGTGATACGCAGTACGGCCAAGTATTGAACATCGATTTGATGGATGACAAGTTGTACCAATTCCAAATTAGAATCAAAGGTGAGGAGAAACCAGGACAAGCTGCTAAGCAGACTTCGTATTTCATCGCTTTGGCTCATTGTTCTCCAAACATTGATCCATCGAAGAAAGTTGAGTTCATTCCATCTTTGAAAGAGATTGATGGTAAGAAGCGTTCTGCTTTGTTCATCAATCAGAATGGTTCGACTTTGAAGTGGGCCTTCAAGAAAGGTGACGGTATGCCGGATCCCGAAGAAGTGTTCAACAAAAAGGGCGAGTTGATTTCAATCGATTGGAGCGAGGTTGAGGCTTTCCGTATGGATAAGATTAACGAATTCAATACTCGTGTCCAAGAGGCTGCCGCTGCCAACAAAATGATGGCCGGTGAGGTAGAGCAACAAGATTGGCAGAAGTTAATGCCAGAGCCAAATGAAGAGGCTTCAAGTTCTTCATTTGACGATGACGATTTACCATTCTAATGTCAAGAGGAGTTAGTAATACTAATCTCGCTGCAAAAATCGGAAAAAGGGTTGAACCTGCTCATATGAAACACTATGGGCAGGAACAACTTTCGATTATTCGTCAGTCGAGTTTAAAGGCGGCACTTAATTTCGTTGAGATTATTGCACCAAGATTAAACGGAGAATTTGCAGTTAGCGATTTCAAAAAGTTTACTTTTGAGATGGCCGAGGAGTTTGAAAAATGGGTAACACGAGATGAAACTGGAGATAGTAAGAATAAGTAAAGACGAGCAATATCAGGAGTGGTTAAACTTCCGTGAAAGGGGTTTGGGTGCTTCTGAGATTGGAACCTTGATGGGTGTAAACTCGTGGAAGTCTCCAGCAGAGTTGTACTACCAAAAGATTGGTGTAATTCCACAAAAACAGGTGGAAAATATGCCGATGTTTATGGGAACAATCCTTGAGGAAACCGTTGCTGATATTTTTGAACATTGGGAAACGGATGAGAAGACAATGATTGAAAATTATCGTAAAGGTGTAAAAGTTCGTCATCTTTATGAACCTACAGGTTATATTGTGAACCCATTGTTCCCCCATTTGTTCTTTTCTCCTGACCGATTGATTGTAAGTAAGGACATCCGTGTTCGCAATTCTACAATCAATTTGGAGAATGTAGATGCGATTGCTGAAATCAAGACTATCAGCGGTTGGAGTAGCAAACAATGGGAGGGTGGAATACCGCCATCCTACTACTTGCAACTTCAGACTTATATGATGGGGCTTGGTGTATCAAAGGGGTACTTGGTTGTTTTGGAAGATGGAAGAAACTTCAAGGTTCACGAGTACGATGCCGATGAGGAAATCATTAGCTCAATCATTAATATCACCACGGAGTTTTGGAATCGTGTTCTTTTGGGCCGTGAAGCATTCGCCAATGGGGGTGACTACGATCAGTATGCACCACCGCCAGATGGTACAGAGGCTTATGCTGAATACTTGAACGAGCGATTCTCCAACCCTGAAGACAAGACAATTGCTTCTACCTCGGAGATTGACCAACACATTTTGGACTATTTGGCCATCGGGTCTCAGATTAGTGGCTTGGAAGACGATAAGAGAGAACACGCCAATATGATTAAGACACATATGGGTAACTCCTCGATTATCAATAGCGAAGTAGCCAAAGTAACTTGGAGACCGAATAAGAACGGAACCAGAGTTTTCAGAATCAGTTAATGAAAGGCGATCTGCAATGGTACAAGGCTATGTGGTCAACACGACAGAATCATCAATGCGAAGAGTGTGGACTACGTCTACCTCATTTCAGTCCAGCATTCATCTCACATATCATTACCAAAGGAAGTTATCCGAGTTTGAGGCAACATCCCGAAAATTGGATGCTATACTGTATGGATTGTCATCAGAAATGGGAATTTGGGAAGAGGACGGAGATGAAGACTCATACGAGAGCGTTGGAGATTGCTGATCGCCTTAAAAGAGAATATCATGAATCACGGTAGTTTATTTAGTGGAATTGGAGGATTTGATCTAGCAGCGGAGTGGATGGGTTGGGAGAATAAGTTTCATTGCGACATCAATCCTTTTAGTAGAAAATTATGTAGTTTTTATTGGCCTGAGGCCCAAAGTTATGACAACATCAAGACAACTGACTTTAGAATTTGGAGAGGAAAAATCGATGTCCTCTCTGGTGGATTTCCTTGCCAGCCCTTCTCCACAGCAGGAAAAAGGATGGGAAAAGAAGATGAACGCCATTTATGGCCCTATATGCTCCAAGCAATCCGAGACATCAGACCAAGGTATGTCGTGGGGGAGAATGTTCGTGGACTCCTTAGTTGGTCGGACGGATTGGTTCTCGAAGAGGTGTACGCTGATTTGGAAGGTGAAGGCTACGAAGTCGAAACGTTTGTATTACCAGCTGTCGGCATCAATGCTCCGCACAGAAGGGACAGAGTTTGGATTATTGCTAAAGACACCAGCAGCGATGGACGGATACAGCGAGAACCTATCGAAGAAGGAGCAGCGGTTCGGGAACTCCGGGACCTTAGCACAGGAGGTAGCGACAGGGTTCATTTACAAGAGGGGAATAATACCGACACCACAAGCATCGGACCACATAGACAAAAACACGAGCAAAAGTTGGGAAGCACAAGGTGGAGTAAATTTCAGTTTGGGAAATCCAAAATTAAGAGAAATGCTACCGACACCGATAGCCGGGGATTGGAAAGGTCAGTTGAGATCGGACGGAACAGCGAACATGTTGAGTGGAAAAGCGACCTTGGGAGTATTACCGACACCGAACGCTCAGGATTGGAATACGGCAACGAAACCCGAAACGTACTTGGCTCGATCTCAGAGACACAAGGAAAACAATGTAAATCTCCAGATGACATTAAGACAGATGACAATGTTTGTTCCCAACAAGGTGGACCATCCGAGGCTTGGGGCTGGTTCCCAACTAAATCCCCACTTTGTAGCGGAGATGATGGGCTTCCCAACGAATTGGACGGACTTACCTTTCCTAAGTGGAGAAAAGAAAGTATAATGGGCTATGGTAACGCCATTGTTCCTCAAATTGCTTACCGTATATTTGCAACCATAGATGAAACAGACAATTGACAAAAAGCGTTATCTCCGGTATATGAAGACTTTTGTTTGGGCTTCTAAGAAACCGATGGAGGAACTCCTTGAGATAAACAAAAAAGGTCAAATGGAAAACTATCCTGTGGATGCAAATACGGTAGAAGATGCTATCAATTATGTGGAGACAGGGGACGGCCTCAGAACAACCAATATTTCTATGACTGACGTATACGCCATAATGGAAGTAATGAAACACAAACAAGTAGAACAACCAAATAACAATTAAGAATATGGCTAAAACCAAAAAAGAAACCACAGGTGCTATTGAAGTAACCTTGGAGAACATGGCTGAATTGTGTGCTACAATTCCAACTGCTCGTCCCACAAGCGAGTACTCTGAAAAACAAGGTATCATCTTCAACAAAGAAACTGAAGAAGGTATCACCAAGGTTTATGTTTTCGTAGGCGAAAGCGTAATCGAAACAGAGGGTACTTGGGAAAAGGCTTAATGCCTACGCCACTTTAGCTCAGTTGGTAGAGCTTCTGATTTGTAATCAGATGGTCGTTGGTTCGAATCCGACAGGTGGCTCAAAATGAAAGCAATATTAGAATTCGATTTAAATGAGGAAAGGGCTGAGTTCGAACTCGTAGTTAACGCAAATAAGTGGTACTGCGTGGCTTGGGACATTGATCAGCACCTGCGTAGTAAGACTAAGTATGCCTCTGATGAAACACCTAATGAGGTAGTTGAGGCTCTTTATCAAGCAAGAGAGGAGTTACTTAGCATTATGAACAAGTATGGAGTAAATTTTGAATAAAGAATTATGACAAAATATATCGTCAGGGGCCAGAGAGTATTGCTTACTCCACCCGAAATTAAGAAAAGTGCTATCGAGGTAAACGCTGCCTTGGAAAAGGAAATTCTAGAAGAGCAGATGAAGAAGTGGAACCAGCTAGAAGTATTCGCCATAGGTGAAGAAGTAGAAGGCATCGAGGTTGGGGATCGGGTCTCAGTCAACCTTATGTTCCTCAGGAACTCAGAACACATAGATATAGAGGGAGAGGATAAGATAATTGTCCGTGCTGCCGATATCTCCGTAGTCTGGAAATAGTATCTTTGTAAAAGAACCCCCCTAGGGATAGTATCCTTAGACCGAAAGTCCCCACCTGCATACCGTAAGATCTGCTCGTGGGGCTTTTTCTTTTTACCGATAGGGAGTATAATTCTAGTTTAAGGATTTATAGATTGATTTTATACCGAGCGGTATTATACTGAGCGGTATTATACTGCCTGAATTTTTCCATAAAACTCATTCAACTTGTTAGTTTTTTCCACCATAACTATACGCATTTGCGTAGATTACTCACATTTGCCAGTAAATAGAAATAGTGGCATTTGTTTGAAAATCCTTATTCCCCTTTTTTGTGATTTTTTCACAATATATTGGTTAAAATACCCCGAAATCGGTGCATTTAACCATTATAATGTGCAATTATTGTGCAATAATGTCCCTTAAAGCACCCAAAAGGGTATAGAATTGTTCCCTATAAGACAAGTTATATGCGTTCGGGTATAATATGTAGGATATTCCCGACATTATATGCGAAAAAATATACTAATGTATGATAACCCCGACATATGGTATACCAGGGTTTCAAAAAGACCCCCCCTGCTAAAGTTGATTTTGCTTAATAAAGCCAGGCGGTTTATTGTGCAGAAATAGAGTTTGTACGAGTGGTGAAGGTAATAACGCATTTTTAAGTCTCACGATGCATAAAAAAAATATCCCCCCCCTAAATTGCTGAAATTCAATCAGTTAAACGGATCTTTAACCCTAACTCGTTGATTGTCAACAAGTTACAAAAGAAATCAAATCCCTCGTGTGTACACGCTCGCCCGAACGGGTACACGCATACGCACGCCCGGGGCACGCACGCACGCCAACGCATACGCACACACGCACACGCATAAGCTTTTTCCCTCGCATTTCAAAATTTCATTTGTTATTTAGAACGATTCTAAATTACTCAAAGAATTTTTTTTTCTGCTCGAAAACCCTTATCACGCACACCACACGCTCGCATACACGCTCGCATACACACGCACACACACGCATCAACGGTTTTTTCCAATACGATGCAAATTTATTTTTTCGGGATTTCGCTCCTTTTTGCCGATTTCAAAACGCTCCGAAACAAATTTATAATGATTCTAAATAAACAATTTAACTTATTGAATTTCAACCACTTACAAATTGAATTTTTGCCACATTTGTTACAACGAACAAATTATTTTTTTTTCTTAGAATGATTCTAAATAACTCGACTAACTTATTGATTTTCAACAATTTACATTTCTCAAAAAACACCTAACTTATTGATTTTCAGCGATTTGCATATGTCAAATTTTACCCCCATCTTTGCATCGTTCAACAACGAAACAACATCCACCTAACAACCACACAAACACACGAAAAAGAAAGTTAACAACCACACATATCGAACAAAGTAAAATCCATTTTACGCTTGAAGCCTTGCCTTGCGAGATACACAGCGTGAAATTATAGGGTGCGAATCCCTTACGCTGAGATTGGCGAAGAACAATTTGGTGACATCCTTACCATAGTAGGGTGGGCGAGCCTCTCGTGACCAAGTCAAAAAATCTATCCTAAAGATAGGCGAGGCGTGTGTAAGTCTTTGGGGAGAAATCCGAAGGCGTGTAAGTGGCGAGCCTAAAGCCGTCCAATCACACTATGTTGGTTCAACCACCCCACAAGGGTGAGAAACCTAAAAAATAAGGTGCGACAAAACTGTCTATGCCATCCGTAGCCTTTGACCTATGGGGTGCAGTCTGTCGAGTCAGACCATAGATAGCCAACCCTTATATATATACATATGACTAAAAACACATCAATCCGCATCGCCAACAATGGCTCGTTCATCAATTTTGATCTTGAAACTTCAAGCCAAAAGTCCAACGCTAAGGTACAGAAAGCCTTAGTCTATCGTTTCTTTGATTACTATGATACCCTGCGAGCCGTGGGTTCTAAGTGCTTCAAAGCGACTGAGCCTTTCAATATCCGTATGGAATCCAATGGGATTACTCTGTGGGATACAAAGATGAGCATCCAAGCCGAGGCGAAACTTAAGTTAATTAACACCCCTAAAGGTCGTGCTATGTTTGAGCAACGACTCGAACGAATCATAGCGTTCGCCCTCCGTTGCAGTAATATGTCCACCGATGAAATCATCAAGGATGTGCAGGCTCGTCTATTGGAAGAAGCCATAGGTGAATAATCGATCTGAGACCCAAGGCGAAAAGGAATCAGAGGGGTTCGACTCCCCTCTCGCCTTCCAAAAATCTAACTACATATGAAAACCATAGCCCAAAAATCCGCTCGACTGGTCGGTCTTGTCTTTATGTCAGCCCTTACCACGCTTTTCTTAAATGCCATTTTCTCAGCCCTGTTTGCTATCATCACGCAGTCAAACCTACTACCAATAATGAGGTCGGATGTAATGATTTGTCTGTCCTTCCTTTTGTTTGTCGTGCTTATCATTTGGTTTATTGACATCCTAACCTCACCCCTTGACTAATGAATAAACTATTCTTTTCCAAGCCCTACATAGACGCTCACATCGAGAAAGTCAAAGAAATGTGTGACAAAGAGACTGAGAACTATTCGGTCTCTGACTCAACTTACCACAACGACCGTTGTGCGTCCATCGATATCACCATCGATGGCGTGTCCTACCTAATCTTTCTACCGAATTCCTTCGAGGACAACGGATTCAAAGAAGAGTACAGAACATATCAAGTCATCCTTGATAGGGAGTACCACAATGTAGAGACCCTCAACGAAGTATTCAATTCACTACACGATGCAGTACAATGCGTCTTTGCTCAAACAATCTTAACCAACCTATAAAACGATGAACTACTTTGATTTTAAAATTGAAAATTGTGACTTCCATTGTGAAGATCCATTCCTTGTTATGGATGATGTCTTCGAGTACATCAAGCACATCGGAGCCTCCCACATTCGCCAAAGTTATCGCCACTACCCTCAAGCGTTCCGGGAGGTAGTGGGTGAGTTTGGTGAATGGATGGACTTAGCCACTTTTGAGTCAGCAGTTTACGAATATAACCACACAAGAATATAAGCCCTATGAACTACAAATTAGAGATTACGACCGTTCGCCCATTGGATTTGTTCGACAATCCTTTGTCAGTACATTACCAAGCCTTGGAGACATACTACCTTGAGCACTCAGACCATATTCACCTATATGATGCCGTCATTATCTTAGACTTTGATGGGTCAATTATCTATGCTCTTCGTGACTCAAAGGGTCAGTATGAGCTCTTGCTCCACAATACTTACTACCGAAGTAGAGACCTGTTTGCTATCATCAGCCTTAGTCAAACCTATATAAACGAACATATATGAACCCCAAAATAAATCCCGATTTTCAACACAATAAACGATTTGAATTCTTAGTAGGTAAAACTATTAAACGAGTACGATTTCTAACCACAGAAGAATGCGAATACTTTGGGTGGTACTCACGACCCTTAGTAATTGAATTTACTGATGGCTCTCTTATGTTTCCCCAAGCCGATGACGAAGGCAACAATGGGGGTGCTATGCTATACCTTTCAAACTACACCGAAACCGCTGAAGAAAAAATAATCTACACACTATGAGTAATCTAACAATCCATCTAATTGACAACCTCTATTGGGTAATGTCCGAGACCCAAAAAATATGCAGTTTCAAGAACTACGAAGTAGCAGTAATGTACATAGACCACTTAAAAAGACATCACAATTATGAATAACATTAAAGAAAAATTAATCAATCACTATCGCACTTGTAGTTGCGATCAGTATGGACAAATGTCAACCATCGACATCTTCAGAATCATCGATGGTAACAATCCACAAGAGGTAGAAGAGTTGTCATCCCTGGTGGCAATCTCTACCTATGGTGACCGATATGGCACATACAAGGGTATCAATCCTTGGGGTGCATTTAAGTCCGAAGATATCAAAACAAAATGCAGAGAAGCATTTGCTCAAAACGAAAACAGAACAAGAAATTTAAATAGTTGGTAATATGAAAATCATTTTTAGAAACAACGATGTATTGCACATCATCTCATCAAGTAAAACATCTAACAAGAAAATCGCTACGGCAAAAGAGACCATCGTACAAACCTACCACTTCAGCCGTGGACAGTTTGACGAAGCACAAGGTCTCACATCTATGCGTGATTTCTTTTCCCACGATGGTGCAGTATGTATGGACTGCCCCTTTGCAGTATCCAATGGTGCCAAGTTGTCCGCTTGCTATACTCACAAGATGATGCAGTATAGTGGGTTTCTCTCTATGCTACGCTCTATTGGTAAGTTTACCTCCTTTGATGATATCCCTACATTGTCTGAGACCCATCGCTATGACATCGTCAAGATGTGCGATACACGATATGTCCGCTTTGGTACATATGGCGAACCGTCCCTTTTGCCTATTGACTTAGTCAAGCAAATGGTATCTGTTGCCAAATCGTGGACGGGTTACACACACCAATGGCGTAAGATCGATCACAACTACGCCCACTATTTTATGGCATCTACTCACACTACGGAAGAAGAAGCGACTGCCTCTCTCATCGGGTATCGGTCTTTCGTAGCATCACCTACGCCAATTGCTCAATTTATTTCTTGCCCTGCGTCCGAAGAAATGGGCTTCAAGTCTAACTGCTCAAAATGTGGCTTGTGTAGTGGTACACAAGGCAAGGGCACAAAATCAGTAATCATCTTAGAACACTAAACTATAAACAATATGACATCAAGACCTATCTACAAAATTGCCGAAGACATCTACGCTGATTGGAAAAATCCTTTTTATGGTGCAGTACCATACCTATCAGTAATGGCGAGACTCAAAACATTGGACGATTATTATCGTAACGATTCCGCTAAAGAAATCATCACCTACTTCCTTAGTAACGCCAGCACTTGGCGTGGACCGGTAGCCCGTCAAATCAAAAAAGAACTTAAAGACCTCACTAAATAAGATATGAAAAACTATGCTATTAAAGGTACTCCGTTCTACTGCTTTTATGCTGGTAGATTTGTCGAGGGACAACTCAAGTGGGTTATCGGAAGCGACAACCAAGATTTATTAGATTTACTCATTAGTGATATTGACCAACTATGGGTAAGCAAAGAAGAAGCCACCATAATGACGAAAGATTGGTACAATCAATATACTACAACAAAACAATACAAATATTAATAGAAAGAAATATGAAAAATAAATTAGTAACTAAAGAAGCAATCGCCATCATCAAAAGTAAAAAATTCTTCTCCGCTGAATTCATCAAGAAGGACGGTTCAGTACGCTACATTTACGGACGATCGGGCGTGAAAAAACATCTCAAGCCTAACGCCAAGCCACAAGCATACAAGCCTGCGGAGATGGGCTACCTCACCATATGGGATATGGGCAAAAAAGAATATCGTCTGATTAATAGTCAGACCATCGTTAAGATTAATGGAATGGAGGTAACTCGTGGTTAAGTCGATCAAGATTGGTGAATCTGCCGTAGGTGGTATAATCCGTGTATCAACACGCCCTCGTGGTGTGTTTGAAGTTCAATGTCTTGACTACCAAGATAAGTCCGTTGTAGTGTGGCGTTTCTGTCACGGATATGATGAGCTCTATTCCTACCTATCTGAGGTAACTACCCACTACTATGCTGAAAAATTTGTATCACACTTTAAACAAAAACTTAACAATGATTAATCTATCTAAAGCACAAGTCTCTTGGGACTCCCAAGTAATCGCATTCAAATGGTATCAGAACATTGGTGATGCCCTATCGCATTTTGCTCACTTCTCATCTTTCTTATCTGAGACCCAAAGACAAGAAGCATTCGATATCATTGCTTCCTATGGCAATATGCCAAGTATCTATCCCGAAGATTATACAGAGTTGTATCGCAATGTACAAATCGCCCCAATCAAAGCAGACAAACCTTCTCTCACTAAAACCAAACCTTAATCGTATGAACGTACAAGACTTTAAACAATGGGTGCAAGAACAAATCAACTTGCACCCCAACCTTAAGATGGAAATCCTTGAGTTCTTTTGGTTATGCATAGATGAAATTCACGATGGTGGATCCGAATGTCACGAAATTGACCTCGCCATTGGCAGTATTAACGAAGTGATCCAAGAAAACATATGAAACAATTATCACCAACAGACTATGTAGTCTATAATCGTCAGCATCAGTATGTACTACAATTCGCCAACGGAGACATCATTCTCTATGGTGACAAAGCAGAAGCAGAAGCAGATTGTCAGCACGGAGACATAGTTATTCCTTGTACTAAGTTGCCTAAACTATTTCAAACCTTAATCCTAAAACAAATCAACAAATGAACTTCCTAAACCTAACCAGACTCAGCCTTAAATTGAATGGCGAGATAACCGAAAATGTCATCTTTGTAAATCCTCAGCACATCAGAGTTTTTTGTCAACACTATGCAGAAAACTTTGATATGGATGTTACTGCAATCGGCTGGGCAAATGGCTCTCTTATGGAGACCTATGTAAAAGAAACACCACATCAAATCGAAAAACAATTAGAAATATGCTTATCAAACTAACCTTTGCAAACAGAAAAAAGTTTGTCTACATCAACCCCGATCACATTGGTCATTGCTATCGTGTTCCCGAAGAAACAGAGCGAGCAAGAACAATCGCAGAGCATACAATGGTTGGTGTAACTACCCACAACAATGGAGGATTTGCAGTCAGAGAAACGCCCGAACAAATTATTAAACTAATCGAAAAAACAAAATGAGAAAACTAAAAGTATTAATCGCTTGTGAGTTCAGCGGTGCTATCCGTAACGAATTCCGTAAACTTGGACACGATGCATTCTCTTGTGACATCGTCCCATCAATTGACAATTCACCATACCATTATCAGTCTGATGTTCGCAATGTCATCAATGCATATGAGTGGGATTTGTTAATTGCCCATCCACCTTGTACCTATCTGACCCTTGCAGGCAACCGTTGGTTCAAGCCCGAATACGCAGAAAAGTATCCGACTCGTCAGCAAGATCGCCAAGATGCTATTGACTTCTTTATGGAGTTGTATAATGCTCCTATCCCTCACATCGCAGTTGAGAATCCAATCGGTATTATGTCCTCTCAGTTTCGTAAGGCTGACCAAATCATTCAGCCGTGGCAGTTCGGAGACCCATTCCAAAAATCTACTTGCCTATGGCTCAAGAATTTGCCATCTCTCACTCCCACAGATATCGTTTCCAAAGGTGAATTTATCGAATGGACTTGTAAGAAAACAGGTAGAACCAAAAGACAACCCAAATGGTATGCCGATGCATTCCAAAAAACAAAAGACCCAATCGAAAGACAAAAGATTCGTAACACTACTTTTCCGGGCATCGCAAAAGCCATTGCCGAACAATATTCTGAATTTGTAATAAATTTTAATAAATAATACTATATTTGTACACTAAACCTATCGTATATGATACACTCAATTATTAGTTATGTAGAAGAATCAGACCGCAACATTTACCTAACCATCGAGGATGGCTCATTGGTATCAGTTAGTTATTCACAAGGACTTGAAGACATCGATCTCCACTTCCTTACTACTCACAATCCAGGAATTACATCGTTCGTTATTCGTGAACTTGAGAAACAAGGAGATGAATTGTATTCACCAGAGTTCTTCTTTCCATCACCATATTGGGATCAGCAAGTTAAGGCTATTGATGATGCCATTTGGAGTTTGCTCAAGATGGAAAATTTGAAAGCCGAACTAATCGAATCTATCGAGAAGTTGGAAAGAGAAATAGATACATACAAAGCACAAATCAAAACAATCGAAAATAGTTATGGAGTTTAAGATAACACACACACCAATGCACTCTCCCGAACTGGGAGTACCCGAACCCAAGGAGATTACTTTTTCCTTGGGTCAGATCGATCAGATGTATGAAGGTAGAGGTAACTGTTGCCGATGTGGTTGTGGTGGTAATTACTACAACTTGGAGCGTAACTCTCGCAAGATTATCAATGCCCTACAGAAGATGGAATCGGGCAGATACGATGTCGAATCTATCGATGATTACATCTTTGAGATTACCATCGGTGAATTCTACGACAAGTGGGGACAATTAAGCAGAACTAAAGTACAAACCATTTACCTCAACAAATAAAAAAATGAAATACACAACAGAAGAATTAGACCAAATGCTTGGTGCATTGCACGAAGCCATCGATGAACTTGAATTGAATCTAAACCATCAGCCCGAATCAAGACAAGCATATATCGAGCAATTGTCACAACTTTCAAAAATCGCTGAACTTTTAAACAACCTTATCCTTAAATAAAACTATGACAAAGCAAGAAATTTTAAATGGTATCGATGATGCAATCAATGTGATGATGACCTTTGAGCAAGACGAACCAACAGAGAAAATTATTCACGCCTTAAATTGGGCGTGGGACAAAGTATTACAAATGGAAGACATAAACGAATCAGAAAACTAAGACTATGCCAAATCATGTTTACTACCACCTCGCAATGAATAACTTGACTCCAGAGCAAGAAGAGAAATTGCAAATCATCGCTAACACCAACAATGGTATCTGTGGGTATTATTTCCCTATGCCCGATGAGATTCGTAACACTACATCTCCTACAAGAATTGTATCTGAGACCGAATACAAAAAGATTATGAAGGAGAATGAGAAAATCGATCGATCACAACCTTTTTATTATGAACCCAAGCCTATTACAGAAAAGATGCAAGATGCATTACTCAAAAAGTATGGTGTGGACAATTGGTATGATTGGGCTCATTACATTTGGGGTACAAAATGGGGATGCTACGATAACGAAATCGATGGTCATACTCTCACTTTCGCCACCGCCTGGTCTTTGTTTGAACCTGCGATTCTTAACAAACTGGCACAAGATTTCCCCGATTTCATTCTTGCCTATCAAGAAGAGCAAGGATGGGGTGGTGAGTTTGTGTACGAGAACGGTATATGTGTAGAGCATAGTGAGTATGATGCACCACAATGGTCTGATGTTACTACAAAATCAGAAGAAGGTGAAATCTGTCAATTGCTCACAGACATATCTGATACCCATTTAGGTGAAGGTGCAGATGCCGGTTACTATTACGATTACGATACATCTTGCCCCGTACCTACAAATGTTTTACAAGAACTTAAACTAAACTAATATGGAATTGTATCAAATTAAAACGACCGCTTATTCTGAGGAGGATATGTTATTAATCTCTGATGCTCCTTATGAGGAGATTGAGAAAGTTTTAGAACCAATGGTGTATGCAGAAAGAAGGGGAAAAGAGTGGTATGACCACAGCGAGTACCTCCAGGCATTGCGTACTGCTTTACCACAATATAAATTAATGTACATTCCCGAACCAACAGAAATAGTATTATGAGTTATCCATTTGAAGAAGGTCAGCATTACTTCACAATCGAAGATGATGCAATTGTAGAATCTGTATGGGATTACATCTCAGAAGATTTACACCACCCCGGCAAACAATACTTCGCTTCCTTGGATGAAGCAGAACAATCATTTCCAACCATTAAAATCAAACATTTATTATGACAACCAAAGCAAGTTTAATCACCAAGTTACAAAAGAAGTACCCCAAGATGACCATCTTCAAGGATGGTAATGGATGGGTTGACAAATCACCAAACATCTTTTCTATATCAGCTGAGGATTCAGATGTAATGTCCTCGGATGGATACGATCTGCTCAACTATTGGACTCAGAACTATGAATTTTGGGACTTAGGAGTTCACAATGAACTTGTTAAGTTCCTTAGAGACCACGGATGGTATGCAGAATGGGTTAACCCTGGTGTTGTAGCAATTGTAAAAGACATTTAATTATGAAGGTATTAGAATTATTCGCAGGTTCTCGCAGTATCGGTAAGATATGCGATGAGTTAGGTCACGAGGTATTCTCCTCTGATTGGACACCATTTGATGGTATTGACTATGCAGTTGATATCAATCAGTTTGATACAAGTAAGGTACCATTCATCCCAGATATGATATGGGCATCTCCTCCGTGTACTACATTCTCTGTTGCCTCTATAGGTAAGCATTGGGATATGAATCGGAGACCCAAAACACAAGATGCTCTGATGGGTCTACAGATCCTCAAGAAGACCATTGCAATCATCGATTACTTCCGCACCTTGAATCCTCACCTTATTTGGTACATTGAGAATCCTCGTGGTATGATGCGTAAGATGAATTCCTTCGATGTCCTTCCCCACATCCGTCAGACCGTTACCTATTGTCAGTATGGCGATACCCGAATGAAACCCACAGATATTTGGACAAACAACTACGATTGGAGTCCTCGCCCTGCGTGTAAGAATGGTATGTCTTGCCACATCTCAGCCCCTCGTGGCTCCAGGACCGGCACCCAAGGTCTGAAAGGTTCTTATGTTCGATCACAAATCCCCTATGAATTATGCAAAGAGATAGTATTGAATTCCGTGAAGTAGTCAAACTACTTGTTAACAAAGGCAATGTAAGTTTCAACGCCTTTGATGGTACGATTAGAAAAATTGGTTTCCTTGTGCCCATCGAGTACTACCACGAAGACCTCATCGATATCGTTTCCTTTGAGGAGATAGTAGATGTAGTTACCGCTGACATACCTGATATCGAAAAGGAATACGAGGTAGACTATGACTTTGAGAAAGCATTGTACATAGATGTTAACGCCACCGAAAGTTTCTATGAGGTGACGATGGATCTATGGTTTGAATCATTTCAAGAAGCAGTAGATGTAGCCGAGGCTTTGGATATCCCTTCTGAAGAGATTTACGACATAGCAAACGAATGTTATATATACGACAATGAGGACGATTGAAATTTACATACCCAAGGCTGAGCTCGAAGAGTTCTATGCTAAACACGATGATCAGAAAACAGCGATGAACTATTTATCTGTATCCCTTGAGAATCGCATCAGAACAAATAGAAAGTTATTGGCTCGTGACTTAGAGAATAATCCTCAACACGTTATGGTTTCCATACCGATAAGAGATTTTATGTTACCCTACATTAATGAGTATTGTATTATCAAAGGAATCAGCAAACAAGAATTAATTGTAAAAATTATGAAAGGAACAAGATTATGAATGCGATTGGTTACATCCGAGTTTCAACCGATATGCAGGCTGACAAGGGTACATCTCTTGACAACCAAGTGGAAAGAATTATTGACTTCTGTCAGAAGAAGGGGCTCTTTCTGGAAAATATTTATGAAGATGCAGGCTTTAGTGGAAAAAATACTAAACGCCCCGGCTTCCAAGATATGATGAAACGCATCAACAAAGGTGGAGTTTCGTCTCTCATCGTATGGCACAGTACACGTTTTGCTCGTAACCTTCGGGACTTTATCAACCATATGGACCTATTGGAAAAGAAAAAGATTAAGTTCTATTCCATTGAAGAACCGGAGATGAGCGGTTCATCGGGTAAAGCAATGCGTAACCTTATGGCTGTCTTTGCAGAATACCAATCAGATGTTACCGGTGAGTACACACGATCCGTCAAGAACAATCTGAAAAAGAATAAGAAAGTCTATTGTGCATACCCTCCATTGGGATATAAGAATGACAATGGTATTTTAGTCGAAGACCCAAAGCAATTGGAGTTGGTCCAAACCGTTTCCACCCTTAAGGCAGAAGGTCACTCACTACGTCAAATTGCCCAACACTTTAACTCCCAAGGAATTACGGGTGCTAAAAATGGAAAATTTCATGCAAGTACAATACAAAAAATCCTAAATAATAATATTTATGAACTACAAACTAAATAGTAACCTTGAGCTTGTTCCTTTTAAGAACAAATACAAACCTTTGAGCATAGGTCTGATAGCCCTACTCGTAATTAGTATTATCCTGCTGACGTTTCGCCAGGAATCAATCAAAATAGTATACAAAGTAGTTAATCCAACTGCTGATAAAATTAAAGATATTGAATTGTCTGAAGAGGCAATTGTTAATTGTTTGCACAAGAACGGATGCGTTCTGCCCAATGTGGCATTGGCTCAAGCCAAATTAGAATCAAATGTTGGGAAGAGTAATGTAGGAAAAAATGCAAAAAATATGTTTGGTATCACCTACCACAAATGCAAATATGTCGATGGTAAGTATGGTGTTTATGCCAAGTACAAAACCTATGAAGACAACATCAAATGCTACATCCACATACAGGACCATTACTTGAAACAAATAGATGGAGTATATGCATCTGATCCAAATTATATCCGTCAACTAAAAAATCTGAAATAAATATGATTACCATTGAATTAAAAATGCACAATGTTCGTAAGAATTATGTGCTCGAAAGCATCGAGGAAGCCAGTGGTGTACCTCGTGAACTATGGGAGACTGTTCGCACGCTAGATGAACACGAAGTGATGCTACGTCAAATCTACGCCTATATGCTGATGGAACTTGTCAAGATGCCCCTGAAGACCGTGTTTGTTTTGCTAAATTACAAGACGCATTCAACAATCCTTCAGTCGGTCAATCGCATAGAGAAATGGAAAAGCGATCCAGATAATTATGAATTACAATTACACATACTAAACCAAGCAATCAAATTATATGAGCAAAGAAATAGTTGATATGTTCGAGTACATCCTCAATCAGATAGAACCGAAATGGAGAACCAATGAGGCAGTAGTGGAAACATTGGGGAAAATCAGAGAACCCAAGAGTAAACGATTCGAGCCTCCGGCACTACAAGAAGTTGCTATGGAGCTCAAGAGACAGAATGTTCGCCATCCCTTTATGCAAGCGGATAAGTTTTGGAACTTCTATGAGTCCAAGAATTGGATGATTGGAAAAAACAAAATGAAAAATTGGAAGGCTGCCATAAAAACTTGGAATTTTGAAAAAGATAATATAATATTGTAAAATATAGTATGCAAAGTTTCAAGAAAAGAATACTCGCCACGCTGTTTGTCATCTACATTTGCGTATGTTTGTATGGCGTAGTGGCTAGTATTCGAGAGGTGAATGCCTTGTGTACCATTGAAAAGAAATATCTTTTACCTAATTTATTAGAATGAAATGTCCCACTAAAAAACCAGCAACTATGATTGAGATAAAAGAAATCCCATTTCAAATCTGTGAGCATAACCCCAAGGCACAAAGTGTCTGCTCTCCAGATGAAACCGTTACCTTTAATGAATTTTTTCAAAACCTTCAAACTCAAATAAAAAAAATATATGACTCTACGAAATGCAATCCAACTGAAGAAAAACTTTCAGTTCGTGAAAAAAACGCTAACAACCTCCGAAACCGGAGACACTAAAGTTTATCATTATTTCGAATTGGCTGTCAATAGTGTTGTTCTACACTTGGCTCCAGATGACAACAGAAATGATGTTTGGTATGGATCGATCTTGAATTACTCAGTTAAGTTTTATACTTGGGATGGATTCAAATCTTTGATTAAGTCAATTCAAAATGGAGAATGGAATGAGGGCTAGAGTTGTTATGGCTACGATTAATGGTATACAGCAATGGCGTGTGTACTACGACAAGAAACCGATTGGTTTATTTCAGCAAGAGTATTGGGCTCAGAACTATGCAGACTATTTAAATACACAAGGAGGTAACAATGAGCAACAATAAACAAATAATATGAACAAGAAATTTTCAGAATGGTACGGACAATTAAAAACAAAATCTAAGCAATGACAAACAATAAACAACAAACTTACACTATTGAACAAATAGCCAAGCAAAACAAC